GAGTTATAGAGAATATAAAAATTTTAAAAGATTGTGCTAATCAAGGAATCGCAGTAGCTCCGACAGAAATAGATAATTTAGTAAGAAGGATTCCATTACTTCTTAGAACTCCTGATGGTTTTGTTTCTAGTTATGGAGCAGAAGTATTGAAAGTCCTTTCAGGAAATAATTCTTATATTATAAAAACTAATGATAATGGTATAGAAGAAATAACTGTTCAAGGCTTACCACCAGTAAAAACTGATACATTAGGAAGAAAATGGATTTCTTGGGTTGATACCAAACAAACCACTTTGGAAGAAATGGATGTTGAAGGGAGATATGTTTTTGTTGGATTTACAGCAAAAGGTATTATGCCACAAATAGCCGTTCCTAATAATTTATTAGAACCCCATAAAATTCAAGCGGCTTTAGCAGAATCAATTTTAATAAAAGATTCGCCTTTCATTCCAGATTACGCTAAAGGTTTAGAAACAATTATATTTATAGTCTCAGTCCTCCTATGTTGGTTTGTATTGCATTTGTTTGGTATAACCTATGGAATCGTATTAAGTACAGTTTCAATGCTTTCTGTAGGATTTTTAGGTTTTACATTAATACAACGAGGTATCTTGATTGATGTAACTTGGACACTAATCTCACAATTTATAACTGGATCTACGGCTTTTTATTTAAGATTTAGGGAACAATATAAATTGAGAAAAAAAATTAAGGGACAATTCGGTAAATATCTAGATAGTAGAATGGTACAAAAACTTATTGATAATCCTGAATTATGTCAAGTACATGGAAAGAAAACTGATTGTTCAATTATTTTCACCGATTTAAGAAATTTTACGAGTTTATCCGAATCTGTAGATGCTGAAATTGTTAGCTACATAATGAATAATGTTTTAGATGTTCAAGTAGATGCTGTAAATAAATATTTCGGTGTCACTGATAAATTTATAGGTGATGCAGGGATGTTCCATTGGAATACAATAATCCCACAACAAAATCATCATAATTTAGCTTTGAAAGCAGCAAAACAAATAGAAAAAAATATTCAAACACTCAATAAAAAATTTTTAGAAGAAAATCTTCCTTTAGTTAAAATAGGCATTGGAATCAATTCTGGTATTTGTAATGCTGGAAATTTTGGGGCAAAAGATAGGTTTGCTTTTAGTTTGATAGGAGATCCTTGTAATATAGCAGCACGCTTAGAATCTAGTACGAAGAAATTAGGTGTTCAGACTTTAATAGGTGAGGAGACTGCCAAATATTCAAAATTTAAGTTAAAATTACTTGAACCTTTACAAGTAAAGGGAAAAAAGAAAAAGTTAAAAGTGTATACATGGGCTTAGGATATAAAATAAGTATTGCTTTAGGAGCAATTTTAATAACAACAATTTCTGCTTCAGCTTGGTATATTGATAGATTACAAGATAATATTTCAACATTGAAAGCAAATTCAGTTATTCTTGAAACTCAAATTAAAGAACAAAATGAAGCGATCCAAAAACATCTCAAAAATGCTGAAAAATTACAACAAGCAAATAATAAACTTTCTTCGCAAAACGCAGAAACGCAAAGAGAAGTTACAAAATTAAGACAAACTTTCGCAAAACATGATCTTGATAGATTAGCAATAGCAAAACCGCAATTAATTGAAAATACAATTAATAGAGCTGTTGTCAAACTTAAAGAAGATTTAATAGAAATAACAAATCCTCAGCAATTTGATAAAGAATTTATAGATGAAAATTAATCTTTTTATAATTTTTTTGCTGATAATTACTACAACTAGTTGTAGTATGATCCCAACACAAACAAAGCCAGTAGAAGTTGTAACAATTCCAAAACCAATTCCACTATATCATCCACCACTTCCCATAGAATTACAATTAGTTGATGTTGATTGGAGTGTTATAACGCCAGAAATAATGAAGATATATTTAGCAGAATTAGAAAACGGTGATGCTCCAGCAACGGCATATTATTCATTGACAAGTAAAGAATATGAAAATTTATCAATGAATATGGCTGAACTAAAAAGATATATCCAAGATTCTTTACATATCATTGAATTTTATAGAGATTATGATGCAGAAGTGCAAGATGATGAATAATTTGCTAAACTTAATTTTTTTCAAAATAGGGGGTAACTTATGTTTGGAATGATAGGCGAGTGGCTAGGAATAGTCACTGGTGTTGTATGTGCAGCTTCAATAGTTTGTGCTTTAACACCAACACCAAAAGATGATCAAATGATCAGCAAACTATATAAAATTGTTGAACTATTAGCAATTAATATAGGAAAAGCAAAACAGTAGTTTATGACATCTAAAGTTGAACCGTTCATATATAATGCAATTTTAGAGAGAGTTGTGGATGGTGATACTATTGATGTAACACTGGATTTGGGATTCAATGTATTTCTGAAAAAACAACGCTGCAGGTTGGCAGGGATAGATACTCCTGAATCCAGAACTAGAGATTTAGCAGAAAAAAAACTTGGATTACAAGCAAAAGAAAGACTCACTGAATTATGTGGTGAGAAACTTAAGATTAAATCTTTAGGTAGAGGAAAATTTGGAAGAATTTTAGCTATCCCATATACAAAAGATGATGAAGATATTTGTAAAATGCTTATTGAAGAAGGTCATGCTGTTGAATATTGGGGTGGAAAAAAAAATAAAATCTGGGGGGATTATTAAAATGCAAATATCAAAAGAGGGTATTTCTCTAATTAAAAAATTTGAAGGTTGTCCAACTGAAACTATAGATGGAAAAACCATGGCGGTTTCATACAGGTGTGCAGCTAATAAACCAACAATTGGATTTGGATCTTTGCATTTAATAGATGGAACTCCTGTAAAAGATGATATGAAAATATCATTAGAAGAAGCTGAAGAATTATTAGCAAAGGAGTTAAAAACATACGAAAATTATATAAATGAAATGGTTAAGGTTGATATAGATCAAAATCAATTTTCGGCTTTAGTTTGCTGGTGTTTTAATATTGGTCAAAATGGAGCAAAGAGTAGCACGGCCATTAGAGTTTTAAATGAAAAAAAATTTGAGAGAGTTCCAGCAGCTATGAAAATGTGGAATAAGATTACAGTTGATGGTGAAAGAAAAACTTCGGAAGGATTGGTAAGAAGAAGGGAAGCAGAAGCTTTACTTTTTGAGTCTAAAGATTGGACAAAAATTTAATGGCTCTAAGTAAGAAACAATCAAAAAAATTAGGTTCTTTATTATCAATAATGTGTAAAGAAGAAATTCCAGATTTTATGCTAACAAATCTTATCAATGAAGGTTATGTAGAACTTCATGGAAATGCCAATTATAAATTGACATTAAAAGGTATTGATGAAAGAAGGCGTTTATCAACTTTGGCAGGATTAAACATAACTTATACATCTGAAAAAAATATAGATCAACAAATTAAAGAAAATCTTTAAATATCAAAAAAACTAGGGAACATAAAATACTCATTCCTAAAATTACAAAATAAAAAGTTATTAAATCAAATAATACATACATAGTTAGAAGAAAATTTTAGCATAAAATATTCCAAACAAGGTTTATTTAATTTTATCTTTTTGATATATTTAAAAATTACACGAAAAAAAAATGTCTATTGAAATGATGAACAGTGCATGGAACACTGATAATTTAACTCCAACAAAAAAACTGATTCTACTTTTACTTGGTAGCTATGCTGATGAAAATCATCAATGTTATCCATCCCATAGACATATTGCAAATAAAATAGGTCTTAAAGATACAAAGGGAGTTCAAAGGACTATTCAAGAATTTGAAAAATTAGGATATTTGAAAATAGAAAGAAGAAAAAAAGAAAATGGAGGATATACATCTAATAAATATACTTTGTTATTGCCTATGGGTGGTAAAACCCATAGGGGGCGTAGAAGGGATAGTGAGGGGGCTGAGAACCCTGTTAATACAAAAGAAGAAACTAAAACAAATAATATTAAAAAAGAGATTTTTTATAGATCATCCTTTGAAAAATTTTATGAAATCTATCCTAAGAAAGTAGGAAAAAAGAAAGCTTTTGAATCTTTCCATAAAATAAAAGAATCAGAAATTGAAAAAGTTTTAATAAAAATTGAAGAGTATGCTGTTACAGTAAAAGATAAAATTGATATTCAATGGATTCCTAATCCAGCTACTTGGCTAAATCAAGAAAGATGGAATGATGATCTTAATTATATTAAAGATCATAAAAGAGATTTTAAGCTTAATAGATCCTCAGACTGGGCGAAGGATTTAGACTAGTCAATATTGAAGAAATCGTTTGGCTCTACATTACCTTCTGTAATAAAAAATAGTAATTCCATTTCTTTCTTTCTTGGAATGCGTATTCCAGTCACCCATTTAGCTAATGTAGATTGAGGTATTTTTATATTCTGTTTCTTTTCAACATAATCAACAAATTGTTGTTGTGTAAAATTATTATTGCTGAGATATTCTTTAAGTTTCATTTCATATTTCCAAATATGAATTATAGCAATACTTGAGTGAATTTCAATTCCATATAAGGAAATTTATTCCAATAAAGGTTGACATTCTTAATTTAGTCTTTAAAATTTATTAGAAATATTTGAAAAGGAGAAAAAAATGAGTAGTAATAATCCATTCTCTAACTTTGACATAGATCACTTGTCAGCTTCATCACTTAATACATATATCAATGATCCTTGTATGTTTATAATCAGATATCTATTCAAACACAAAGGAACTGGAAATCCAGCTATGTGGCGTGGATCTATAGTTGATGAAATTATTGGAGAAATGCTAATTGATAAAAGAAATCTAAAAAATGAAACATTAATTAAAAGGGCAGAAAAAAGATTGCAGGGATTATACGAACATTGGAAAAAAGAAATTACAATAGATGAAGATAAATACTATAAAGAAAAATCTAATCTTTCACGATATCTAGAAGTAGCTATTCCTTTTTATAAGCAATTAGGAAAGCCAAAAGATTATCAAAAAAAAATAAGTTTGCAATTAGAATCAATTCCGATTGAAATTATTGGCTATATTGATTTGCAATATGAAGGAATTTTGAGGGATATTAAGACCGTTGGTCGCATGCCTTCTAATGTTCCTGATTCTGTTAAACGACAATTAAGTATATATGCTGTTGCTGAAAATTCAGAAGCTTTAGTAGATTATATTTTTGCTAGTCCAAAAAAAACAGAAATTAAGGTGATGAAGATAGAAAATATCAAAGAGCATTTAATAGTGGTTGAAAAAGTTGCTATTGCTGTGATGAATCTTTTATCTTTTTCAAATGATAAATATGAAATAGCAAAACTATTCTATCCGAATTTTGATTCATGGATTTGGTCAAATAAGGAAGATATAGAATTTGCTAAATCAATTTGGAGTTAAAAATGAAATTAAATGATGTTATAAATGAAATTGCTTTACTGGCAGATACAGATAAAGTAAATATTAAGGGTAAATTCTATACGACAGTAGATAAGAGATTACAATTATTTCGCAGAGAATTTGGTCTAAATGCAAATATCCAAACTAATATACTACATAACGATTTGGAAAGAGTATTAGTTCAAGCAATTATTATCGTTTTTGTTGATGGAGACTGGAGAGAAGTTGCTAGAGGATATGCTGAAGAATTTAGGGGTAAAAATCTTGTCAATCAAACTTCTGCAATAGAAAATTGTGAAACTTCTGCTATTGGTCGTGCATTAGCTAATCTTGGTTTAGGTGGTGGAGAATATGCAAGTGCTTTTGAAGTGCAAAATGCAATTAATAATAAACCCAAAGCACCTGATTTAAAAGATATGTATGTTCTTAGAAATGAAAAAGATACTGTTTTGACAGTTGCAGATAATGAAAAGAGTTTCTTAAATGATTTAAGAACTTTTTTAAGTGAGCCAGAATCCCAAGAATGTAAAAATCTTTATGATATAAATAAAGAAGTCATTTCTCTTGCTTTGAAAAACAGTAAAGGTGATTTGAAAAAGAGTTTTCAAACGGTAACTGATTTATTTTCAGGATCTTAAATTTTATAATGGATCTGCCAAGATATCTTAAAAATAAATCTTTAAAAAAGCTTACTCTTGATGATTGTGTTTTCTTAGTCCTTTTTAAAGCTTACCAGCGTGGAAATTGGCTAATGTTACATGAAATTCAGGAAAAAATTTTTAATACTTATCAAAAAGAATTTGGAACCAAATATGCTGAATTAAATAGATATTATGGAACACCAACTGTTTCAGCAAGTGTTAGAAATATGAGAAAAGACTATTGCAGAGAAAGATATGAATTATTTAAGTATGGTGAGGTAATTTTTAAAAGAAGAAGAAGGCCAAGTAAAGGTTATGAGTATAGGATTCAATTAAATGATCATAAATTCTAAATTAGTAGGCAATACTATTAATATTGGCTCAACAAATATATCAACTACTGGAACTGCGATAGATATTGGAATTGATGGAACACCAACTGTTTCAATTAAAAATTTTGAAAAAAAGAAACATCTCAAGTGTCTGGAATTGTTGGAAAAAAAATTTAAAAATTATAAACCAAAAAGAATACATAAAAAAAATATTATGTTTAATGAATATTTTAGAAAATCTGTTTATATATTATTTTTCAAAAGCAAAATTGTTTATATAGGTCTTTCTGATTGTCCTTATGGAAGAATTAAACAGCATAAAGATAAGATATTTGATCAATTTAGGATTTTGCATGGAAAAAAGGAAAGAATTCCTTTTTGGGAAAAAAAATTAATTAAAATGTTTCAACCAAAATATAACAAACAATATAATAATAGGAGAAAAGAAAATGGAAAATAAATTTGTTTTATTAGAAGGTCAAGGCTCAATGTTTAATGAGTCTAATTGTCAGGTAATTCAATCTGGAAAAATGCTTATCAACGGCAAAGAAAGATACGCAAAAATAATAAAATTCACTAATCCAACTGGAGAAGAAAAGTTTGAATTAGTATTTTCTGCTGGTCTTTTGAAGAATGTTGAATTTGAGAAAAGTAAAGATGGATTTCCTGATTTAAAAGGGCTTGTTAATATAAATTTTGAAAATCTTAAAACTTACGAATTTGCGGCTTGGCATAAAAGATCAGCAAGTGGAACTACTTGGACCAGTACAAAGTTGCGTGAACACAAATTCAAAGATAAAGTAGATCAAAATACAAAAGGAGAAGATTTAAGCTTTGAAGAAAAATTCAAACCGCCGTTCTAAGAGATACGAAAACAAGGAACATTTAAAATATGTTGCTCAGCATAAATGTTTTATTACCAGAGCAGGATATTATAGTTGCGACGGCCCTATACAAGTTCATCATCTATTAAAACCAAGCGATGGAAAAAGAGGATGGAGTCTGAAAGCTGGCGATGATCAAACTATCCCCTTATGTATGTTTCATCATAGCCAGCTTCACACTAAATTCGGTAATGAATTTAAGTTTTTAAAACATTATGGATTTAAAGAGGATGCTGCTCAAAAATATGCAAAGATGTTATTTGAAAGAAGTCAAATTGATAGTGATCTACCCTTTTAAGTAAAAATTCTTTTATTATTTATTCCAAAAAAGGTTGACTTATCACTCAAAACCCTTAAACTAAAATAATATTTAATTGAAAAGGAGAAAAAATTGAAAAATAATCAAT